TTTTTTATATGTGTTTGTATGTTTGTGTGTTTTTATATAAGGGGTATAATCCCTTTGGGTGCTGCTACTATCATAGTACGTCACCCCGAAAAAGTATTTATATCATGCTCTATTGAGAAAGTTATCAAAGACAATACTTTTGATTTTGTCCTTATCACATTCTATGAATGGAGTATACTTTCTCAGTAGCAGGGATATTTCTTTCCAAATAATATCACCATCAAGACTCTTATTCCAATGAGAGTAGCACTTACTTATATCCACCAGAATACAAAAGGTTTCGGTTGATATGACACCACTAGAAAACAATCTCAGTAGTAGTGGATGCTCATTTTTTCTGACTATGAAGTTCTCATTGAATTTGTCATTGAGCTTTATTATATCATTGGATATGGTATATGTCAATGCCTGTTGGCGCTTTTTCCAATCCAGATAGGTCTGTTCACAATCCTCTGAATAAGCAATGTCACGAATAAAAGACTTTGGATTTTTTACGAAATTAGCAACTAATAATCCTTTTGGATCACGATGCTTGGCTAATTTCTCAAAGAAAATCTTATCCTTGCGTTTATCAAATGTTGCTCTGGATATTCCACCTTTACCATTATACTTAAAATAATCATACTTCTCTGTGTTAAAATGATTTTTTAATGAAATATAAAGTTGGTATACTTCAAAGGGACTCATATTGATAGTCTATTAGTTTTCTTTATGAAATTTAAATTTTCTGCCTCTTGCTGAATATGAAACAGAATGTTGGCATCCTTTGCGATTAGACTGGCCGCATATTCAACCTCTTTTTCATTCTGTTCACACCAGTATACAATGGCATCAATATATTCCATCTTTTTCTTTTCCACTAATTCTCTGATACTTGTGGAAAAGTTTGTAATCTCATATTCAACAATTTTCATGTCTTAGGACACTTTATCTTTCTAATTTTATCCAATATATCATCAAGATTGCTAACTTGTTCATTGGAAAATGACAAAAACAGACTAACAATTACATTATGAATTGCATCGTTCCATCCATCCACATATGCCTCATGCACCTTATCTTTTTCAGGTGGCCATTTTATTTCCAATTTTAAATCATCGGGATTTGATGAGAATCTATTGTGTGCCATGTCTAAATTAAGGCTTTAGATTGACTGTAATACGTTTATCATAGCAACCAATTTCTTGAATCTCTGCATTAAGATTTTGTAGCATTGTGGTAACTGTAATCTTGTCCTTGGCACAAACATCTAGGTCTGGTGAAAACAGACTAAGATATTGAGGAATACCATTAAGAACAAAATCTACATAAAGAACTGCAATAATCATATGTTTATAACTCCTTGTTTAATAAAGAAAATGGTAGGCGCCGTTGGAATCGAACCAACCCAAAGCCTCTAATCTGGAGGAAAAGGTTTATAAAACCTCTCTGAACACCTGTTCTGACGCCCTTATATATTGATATTAGCAAACCTCTATCAGCAAGTCAAGAGTTTTTTTGGTGCGCCCGGCCAGATTCGAACTGACATTACGATTCTTATGAGGAACCTGTTTTACCGTTAAACTACAAGCGCATATCTTTTAGTTCATTCCAATTTTCATCCATATCATCATAGTCTACCAGTAGATTGAAAACCATACGACCTATTAGATACCATATAAAGATCGTGAAGTAAACACCTGAACCGAAAAAAAGAAACGATAGACCAGCGATAGCTACAACAAAATACAAGCTATTTAGCACATTATTTACATATGCTATGAACGAATCACTTCTATTAATTCTTCTATGAACGGTTAGAAGTGCTAATACAAATCCGGCAATAAATGGTGTGATGTATATCAATGATGTATAACTCCTTTGTTAAATGCCTCAGATAGACATAAAATCTATCTGAGGCTGCATTTGGTGGTCCCTGGAGGAATCGAACCTCGTACCGTCCATCCCACGTTAAGGAACAGCTTAGAAGGCTGAGGTGGGGGCAGGAACCTTAAACTCTTTTATGCGATCTATATTATCAAGGATGATCAGGTTTGTCAACAACTTTTTTAGTATGTCTATTTTTTCTATTCGTTCTAACTGTTCATGAGAGTGATATTACCTCTTATCTTCGCCCACGTCAACCCTAAAAGTGCAATAGTGAACGCCTGGATTACTCTTTGGTCTTAATACCTGGGCATAGTAATCCAGACCACCAGCAAGGCTAGGAACTGCCGTGACATTGCATCTCTCAAATGCACCCCAAGGCGTCTTAACCCTAGTCATAAACCCATAGGATGGCTCTAGACCAGCCTTTTTACCATTCTTATCGTATCTAATGGGTGAAACCTTAACCTTTCTACCCCGAATGATACACCAGTCATCATCAATATATCGTATACCCATATTATTTTTCATCCTACTCTCATCAAAATTGTATTTTCATTACATCTGTGTTGTAAGGTGCATTCACTGAGAGATTCAAGAATCTTACCTATTATCCTTTTTCCACCCTTCATGAAAACAGATAGATGTTCCTCGGTACTCCTACCTGTCCTATAACCTTTTGATACACTTGGATCATAGTTTTTAATGGTAGTACCCTGAATATTCAATCCACCATTTAGTGAATGAAATACATGAACGGTCTTGTATTTAGTGTTGAATATCCACAATTCCTGACAACCCAAAATCTTTGTTGGATTTATGGATGCAATCTTATATTCTTTACTTTCTTTTTGATAATTAAAAGTCTTTAACTTATTGTCTATGTTGATGGCTCTCTTTTTCCTGGGTTTGATATCCCTCTGTTTCTTGGCCGTATCATAGAATTTGTCACAATCTAAAATTAATCCGGTGTAAAAATTTACCATATCTTTTTTATCAAGTTTGGTATACTTTTTATACCCTTCTAGTAACTGTGAATCACAATTTGTTGAAAACAATTCTTTATATTCATTTAATATAGGATTATAGAAATCCTGTATTCTCTTGGCCATAATGGCTGATATCTGTTTACTGGATAGCCATTCATAGACATTGATATTCTTGATACCTTTTGAGTCAATAGTTTCCTCTAATTCACCGATGATTTCAGAGGCTTTATCAGCCATTCTTTCTTGGACTGATACCTTTGGCTTTTCTACTGATACGGTAGAATCCACATCCAACAGAGGCTTATGTCCAATCTTGGATATCATATCCTGTATATTGTTTTCAAGTTTTTGAATTGAATCTGAGGGTAGTAATCCACCACGAGATAGTATACGAGAAATCCATCCGGTTAACGGAATTATCCAGCAATCCGAAACTTTTTCAATAGACTCTAGATCAGACAGCCTATTATTAGATTTTAGATAGGATTCTAGAAATTCTCTGGCATCATTTCTGGTACACATATAGTTATACCAGTTTAGAACTTTTAGTAATTCCATGCGATTTAGAGATTTTTGATAGACTTCTGGTTCATCTCCCATATAACGACTATCCGCGATATGTTGGGCGGTCGCACCTATTCTCTTATTAGTTGTTTTACCCCTTACTAATAATGCTTTTCTAGCCATCTTATAGATTACTCAGTCAATAGCTTTGGTGGCGGAAAAGCTGTTATGTTGCTAGACCTATCCAAAGTATAATTATGTGGTTGAACTAAATCCAACCTCTTACCATCCAGCACAAAATCCATCTGTGTCAGGAAATTCTCTAGCTTCTCTAGGATTGGATATAATGTTTCGTTATTAGAAAATGTATATGTATATTTTTCATTGGAACCCTTACGTCTAAATGAAAGGGTTATTTCAAGTGTGTCTTCGTCCATGTTATATAAACCTTGTTTTTATAAACAAATTGTTATTAATAAATTTTTGATAGACTTGATGCAATTCCATATGCAACTCCATATGCATCAAGTCTATAAATTCCTACATTTACCAGAGATAAAACATCATAGATGATATTTTCATCATATAACTTATATATTTCATAGAAATAGTTATCTTCAATCAAATGCCACAATATGGTTATCGTGTTGTCATCTTCGGCTGTGTCATTCGACATTTTTGAATTGATATATTCATCATAGATTTCATTCATGTTTGTTTTCACAATAAAATCTCCCAAACATCATCACAGATTTGTTTAACAAGAGTGTGATGAGTTTCATCCATCATGATTGAGGCCCATAATTTCATCTGTCATCTTATCCGTTAATTCATTTTCAATTGTATTTTGAGTATTAATTTTAACATATTCCAAACATTTAGCATTTATAGCCTTAT